GAGTTCTTTTGCAGCTTGTTAGAACTTAGAACGCCACGAACCACCACGAGCACCAATCTCGTCTTGGTAAGTCGACATGAAGTTGTCGATTGACGATTGAGCCGCGTTTTGTTCGCTTGTTGGGTCGACCCATTCTTGCTCTGGTCGTTGCCATTCAACTGGAGAAACTCCGCGACGGTCTTCTAGCAACTCAGTTGATGTCGGAAAGTTATCCAAACCTTCACGTGCAGCCGCATTACAAAACTCGTCCCAAACTGGTTGGCAGCAATGTGCGATGATGTAGTTTTGCCAACGTCGATAACGCGGACGGTCGTCTAGCTTAGATGTACGCGACGACGAATAGGAAGTCTTGGAAAAGTCCTATTGATGGATGGCATTGTATACCGTGGTGGACGCGACCAGATCCCGATCGTAGACAGCCACAACGATAAGACCGTTCGGAATGTCTTCGGCTCGATTCGAGGAATCACGATTGAAGACGGGCAGATGATCGGCTCGGCTGAGTTCGCAACTGACGATGAGTCGCAGGTAGTCGCAACCAGGTACGCAGAGGGGCATCTAAACGACTTCTCGATCGATGCGGTCATCCTAGAGCGTCAGCTAGTCCCTCAAGGGCAGACTTACACGACATCGCTTGGCCAGGTCATCGAGGGACCTGCTGAGATTGTCACGAAATGGGAACCACACAATGCTTCGATCTGTGCAACGGGTGCAGATCCTAATTCTACTGTTCGTCGGTCTACTGACCGGGAAAGGGTTACGAGAATGAGTGAAGAGCTTATGGCTAAACTCAAAATGCTCGGTCTACCGGAAGGGATGACCGATGCGGCTGAAATCATTGCTTGGATGGCTGAGAAGATGCCAGAGCCAAGCGTCGAGGTTGAATTGATGGCAGGCGAAGATAAGAAGCCTGAAGAAGTCGCAGAGCGTGCGGAGCACACTGACGACAAAATGAAAATCGAAAAGATGGAAGACGAAGTTAAGGCCGAGGTTGAGCGTCAACTCAAGGCCGAGAAAGTGCGTCGAAGCACGATCCTGAATCACTGCAAGTTGGCAAGGCTAGAGCGAAGCTTTGCCGATGAGCTGATTGAGGACGAAAGCGTTACCGTTGCAATCGCTCAAGAAAGGATCATCCGAAAGATGGCTTCTCAACCACTTGGAGGGGCCGTTGAAGGCTCCGATCTTCGAGTTACTCAGTCTGAGCAAGACAAGTTCGAGGCTGCTGCTTCGGCTGGTCTAGTTCAGCGATGCTTTCAAGGTGGCGGCATCAAACGTTCCAAGCCAGATCAAGTCCAAGGTCAAGAGCACTTTGCTAACCTTGGGTTGTATCGGCTTGCCGAAGCTTGCGTTCGTCGCATGGGCATCAATCCTGAGAAGTTCAACCGTCAAGACGTTGCACGGATGGCGATGGGGCATCAACCCACGTTTGATCGTCTTCGCGTTCAGCGATCCAACGAGGCCTACCATACAACCGGAAGCTTCGCCAACCTGCTTCTCGATGCGGCTAACAAGACGCTTCGAGCAGCCTACGAAGAGGCTCCTTACACTTGGAGCCTTTGGGCAAGGCAAGCGGCTAGCGTTGCCGACTTCAAGAATATCAACCGGGTCCAACTTGGCGAATCCGGGAACCTTGAAATGGTTCCAGAGACCAAGCAGTACCCTGAGAAATCGGTCGGCGATACCAAGCGAACCTACCAGATCGCCAAGTACGGTGCCGAGTTTACCGTATCTTGGGAAACGGTCGTGAATGATGACCTAGACGCTCTGTCGCGGATTCCTGCAATGCAGGGCAATGCGGCTCGGCGTACTCAAGAGAAGGTCGTTTACGATGCTCTCTTAAGCAATCCAACGATGCCTGACACCTATGCTCTGTTTTCTGCTTCTCACCCAAGCGGATCGAACATCAGCGGAAGTGCGGCGGCTCCAAGCGTATCGACCTTGAGCGATGGCTTCGAGGCGATGGGCTTGCAGAAGGGTCTGTCGAGCGATGTTTATTTGAACTTGGTCCCACGGACCTTGCTGGTTCCACTGAACTACTCCGCTACAGCTCTTGAGATCGTCAACAGCCAAAGCTATGCGGCATCGAACAACAACAGCGGCGTAGTGAACATCTACGGCGTAAATGGCGTTCGACCGCTTCAGGTTGTTACAACTCCATTGCTCGATGCCAACAGTGCTACCAACTGGTATCTGATCGCGGATAACGCTCAGATCGATACCGTTGAAATCACCTTCTTGCAAGGTGAAGAAGCTCCGGTCCTTGAGAACGAATGGATCATGAGCAACGACGTCTACCGCTACAAAGTACGTCAATCGTTCGCGGCGGCTGTTATCGACCATCGCGGTATCTTCGGAAACCGCTAGTCCACAATCAATAAAGAAAAAAAGAGGTAATGAATTATGAGCGATATGCGAGATTTTGAGATTGTTTATGACGACTTCAACGGAGCAGTGGCCACGTTCCCAACGTCGGCTGATCCTGCCACTCCTTGGTTAGTCGCGGATACTTCTTCTTCCGGTGCTCCGGTTTACACCAAGGGCACAAGCGAAGCAACCTTGACACTGGCGGCAACCAGCGAAGTTGAAAACGTCTGCTTGTCTTTTGGTGATGCTCTGGACATCGACATCGACGATATTCAACGCGTCGAGATGCGGGTCAAGATCAGTGCATCGACGATGACCAGCGGATCTACCTTGGTCTTCGGTCTTGGCTCAGCAAGAAACGACACTCCCGACAGCGTGACAGCCAATGCTTGGTTCCGCATGGAAGGGGCCAACAGCACGACTCTAGTTTATTGCGAAAGCGACGATGGGACTAATGACAACGACGACAAGTCGTCTGGGGTTACTCTCGGAACGACTTACAAAGAGTTCGTGATTGACTTCACTGGCGGCAAGTCCAATGTCAAGTTCTTTATCGACGGCCAGCCGGTTGCTTCAACCACGACCTTCGACATGAGCAACTACACTGCTGGATTGCAGCCGATCGTGCAGATCCAGAAAGCTGCCAACACCAACGCCAACGGTGTTGTGGTCGATTACGTCAAGATCGTTGCAAAGCGTGGTTAATAAATGACCCTTGCCGACATCATTGAGGCCGACGCTAAAAACGTGTTTTGCAATCCGGCTGATTTTGCGGAGCCCGTGACCTACTACAAGGCTAACGGGAAAGCACGCAAAATCAATGCGGTTGTGGTACGCGATGCGTTGGCCATACTGCCCGAAGACGGGGACACGATAACCCCCGTTTTCGAGGTTCATGTTGCCAATGATGTTGATGAGGGGATTGCTTCGGATGAACTTAATTTGGGCGGGGACCAGATCGCGTTTCCCGTTCGAGTTGGCAAGCCTCCGGAGAGGCGATCGGTAGTAAGGTTGATTGCACACGATAACGGGATGCTACAGCTAGAATGCCGGTAAGTGTAGTTGAACAAATCGCTCTGGTTATAAAATCGCGGCTAGATGCCATGATTGATAATGCGATCAATTACACGATCGACGTTTCAGAAGTGGTAAGACCGACTCGCTTCGGTGACTTCACTCCTAAGGATCGACAGATAGTCTTGGTTCAAGGGCCCCAAGAGATGGTTGCAGAATTGTCTCACCCAGGCAACCCGCCAGCGCAAGCTTTCCGGCAAGTGTTCCAGGTTCGCTGTCATGTTATGGGATCGGAGAGATCAACTGAAACGATCGATGAGCTTCTTAATCAGTTTCAATCCGATATTGTCAAGGCAATCACTGCTGCCGGTACAACTTGGCACACTTTCGGAGGTCTTTCGATCGACGCTCAATTCATGAGCGTTGAGTACGTTTCGGCTGATGGCGGAATTGATGGAGTGAACTGCCCTTTGGCAGTGACCTATCGAACCGACGAAGACGACTTAACGCAGGTGAGGGGCTAGCATGGCGACAACAAGCGAGTTCAAGGTCGATGTCGATCAGGCATCTCTTGCTAGAATCGTCGAGGCTCTTGGAACTTTTAAGGGACATTTGAACAGACACATGGCTACAGCGGTCAATCGCGTTGCCAAGACCGTTGGAGTTGAAGCGGCTCAGCAACTTGGCAAGGTTGTGAACTTCAAGTTGAACAGCAAAAACAAGTTCACTACGAAGCGATACACAAAAGCCAAGACACTGAAGAAAGCAGTTTGGAACAAACAAAACGCAACAGCAGATAATCCAAAAACAGCGGTCAAGCTTTGGGCGGGGCATCCGTTCCCCGTTCGATGGCATGAGGCTTATGAGTTTAAACGGAAACGCAGAAAGAAGGTTATATCTGAAGGCGTTTACTACAAGACTCACGTTGGAGGCGGCTGGACTGCGGTCCTTGATGGGTTCATTGTTCGCAACTGGGGCGGTCACGTTTACCAGAGGCAGCAAGGATCGAGATCCATTCGCAAGGTCAAGGGAATGAGCCCAGGCGATTACTTCGACCAGGCCAACATCCCGCAGATTGCAGCGAAGTTAGCGGCTGAGCGGCTACCGATTGAAATTAAGCGGCGACTCCGAGAGGTGACGCTTGCAGCAGAAGGCAAGATTAAACTAAGGGCATCCCCAGAACTAGGAACCTAATATGACACTGCTCAAACGAAAAAGAGTCTTAGCGGCAAAGCCTGAAACTACACCAGGCACAGCAGAGGCGTTGACCTCGGCAGAAGCGGCGTTCAATTGCTACGACATCGTCATACAGACGGAAACAGAGCTTGAGCAGCGAGAGGGCCAAGGATCATTCGGAATGCGTCAAAGCGTTCCGGGTGGATACAAAGGCCGCTTGCAGTTCAAGCACGATGCTTCTTGGGACGGTACGGCGACCGAGCCTTCATGGGCAGACACATTCTTGCCTGCTTGCGGGTGGGTTAAGAACGGGCAGGTTTTTACACCACGATCAGAGGCTCCTGGGACCAACGTCAAAACTCTGACTTTTGGAGTCTATGTGGATGGCGTCTACAAGACGCTTCGAGGTGCTGTTGGCACATTTCGGCTCAACTGTTCATCTGGAAAATCGGCTTTCCTGGAGTTTGACTTCATGGGGATCTGGTCTAGCCCGACCGACGTTGCGATAATCACGCCGACCTATCCGACAGCGTTGCCTCTTAGGTTTGCATCTTCAACCACAACGTGGAACAGCGTTGACTTGCTAGTTGAGAACCTGACCTTAGACAGCGGAAACACAATGATCCTTCGAGAATCAAGTGGTACGGCGGCAGGGTTTTCGGCTGGCTTGATAACTAATCGAATCGTAACGATCACTGGCAATCCAGAAGCTAAGACGGTTGCGACTCAGGACCGATACGGTAAACTCTTGGACATGAGCGAACATGCTCTGACTTGGAGTCTTGACGGTCCAACCAACAGCGTCATCACGATCAACGTACCTAAGGCTCAGATTCAATCGATCAGCGAAGCCGACAGGGAAAATATGGTGATCGATGACATCACTTGGCAGGCCAATCGAGATGGGTCCAACGTCGATCAGGAATGCTCGATAACCTTTACAGCAGCAACATAACATGCCGATCAGCCTAGAACCGGGCCAGACGTTTCCCGTTTGGCTCGAAAGCGATAAAGACAAGCCGGAATCATCGAAGCCAGTATTTGATGCTAAGTCGCAATCGATGCGGGGTCAGCGGAAGGTACTGGAAATCATCGATGTCATTTTTAAAGATGGCGTAACCGTTGATGATGTTTTCGATCAGACTAGAGATTGTCTTTTTTCTTGCTTGGCAGGATGGCGAAACATACCTCAATCGTTTTCAAAAGAATCGATCGAGGACGTTTTGACGTTTGACGAATGCCGAGAGCTTTTGCGTAAGATTGCCCACAATCAACGCATGAGCGGCGACGAAAAAAAATGATGCGGCTTGCCGCTTTAATCAGGCAAGGGAGACTTTGCCGATTGTGCAGCGGCAAGCAATGCAAGGACGAAGGGACAGAGCAAGAGCCGATCGAGATCGAGTGCCCCTCATGCAGGGGTCAGGGTTGCAGCGAGTGCAATAACGGTACGATCAGGATCTTGGGTTGTCCGAATCGGGCGGCAAGCCCGGTGGTTGAGGTTGTGGAATTGTGCGACTTGTATCAAAAGGGCATTCCTCCAATCAACGGAGGGGCCTTGGATCAAGCGGCATGGTTCCTAGAGGCGGCTAAGTTCCTGGAGTCCGAAGAATTGACGATCAAGGCGGAGCGGGCAAGTGGCTAGCGAAAGCGTCAAGATTCTAATCGAAGCAGAGGATAAAGCATCCGCACAGGTTGCGTCGGCTACCAAGGCGATCGAGTCCAACGTCAAGGCAGTCAAGGAAACCGGTGCTAAGGCCAAGGGGTCGGTTGAGTTTATTGGAGTCTTGGCGGGTCAACTTGGAGGCACTCAGTTTCAAACTGCGGCTCAAGGTGTCGCTGCCATCACTGAGAAGGTTGGCCAGTTCTCCGAGGTCTTGAAGGTTGGAGGAGCCGGTGCATTAGCTTTCCAAGGTGGTCTGACTCTCTTGGTCACAACGCTCTCGTTCAACCTTGGCAAGTCTCTGGGCGAAGCGATTTTCAAGGTCAAGGATACGACAGCGGAGTTCCAGCGTGCTAGCGAAGAAGCGGATGCTTACGCTCAATCGCTTTCGAGGATAGTTGCTAGTCGTTTCGGCGACAAGATGCAGGATCTTACTTTTATCAAAGATCCAAAAGAGCAGATAAACGCAGCCGTTGAAGTACAGGATGCCATTCAGGCGGAATTGCAAACGGCACTTGGTTCGTATATTGCGTACCAGGATGAGGTAGATGCTATTCGCCAAGCGGAAGCATCTAGCTTATTCGGCATCAGTGCAACAGAAAACGAAAGAGCCAACGAACTACAGCGGCAAGCGAACGCTCAGGTAGCGGTTATCGATGCCCTAAAGCAGCAGCAAGCTGAACTTAGCAAGCAGTATGGACCAAGAGCACAGCAGTTGGCGTTGCTTAGGCAACAGCAGCAAGAAGAATCTCAGTTAGCGGCAAAAAGAAAAGCCGCCGACGATTCGGCTCTATCATCGCTTCGCAACATTAACTATCAATACATCGAGCTAACCAAGGGACGCGAAGCCTCACGCCGTCAGCAGTTGCAAGACCAAGGCGTAGGCGAAGCAGACATCCAGCGAATCCTATTTGCCGAGAGAGCCCTTGACGCAGAGAAAAAGCTCGACGACGCAAAGAAGAAAGCACAACAAGACGAACAGAATCGACTCCAAAAGGTAGCGGACCTTAGGCAGTCTGAGTTGTCTAGGCTTGAAGAACAAAAGGTGCTGTTGGAGCAGGGCGAAAAAGCAGCTCACGTTTTTAGGTTGACCCAGCAGGGGCTAGATAAAGATACAGCGGAAGCGATTGCAAACGCTCAAGCGGCAGCGAATGAGGCGATGAAAGCCCGTCAGATCCAGCCTGCTCAACCATTAGCGGCTGTCGAATCTCGATTGCTCTCAAGGGGGCCGAAGCAAGACAAGATGGACGAGGTTGCTAAGAACACAAAGCTGACAGCGGATCAGTCGATCAAGCTAAATGAAGCGATCGGGCGATTGCAAACTGCTGTTGAAAAAGACAACGAGGCCAAGAAGGATTCTCTAGCTATCAAGGTGATTACATGATCGTAGAGTATTCTGAAATGTGGTCGAAGCCAACAACGGCGGCAACGGCAAGCGATAATTTTCGCAAGTACAGTATTAAGTTGCAGCGTGCTTACCAATGCGTAACAACTGCCGATGAAACAGAATACGGTGTCTACAATGGGATTGATATAAACGGAAACACTCTCCCGCAACTCGGAGATGTTTTCAGTCTGGACTATTCGTTTGCCTACGCCGACAACATTTCTATCGAGCGTCCTAGCCCGATCCTTTGGATCGTGACGGTTGACTATACAGGTGAGCTTGGCCCAAGAGATAGCAATAACGAAAACAACCCGCTTTTTGCTCCACCTCGAATCGACTGGGACGATGTCGAGAGTGAACAAGAGATCGATGAGGATTTCGATGGCAAGCCGATTCAGACGCTTAACGGCGAACCGATCGAGGGCGTTAAGGCATTGATACCGGACCAGACAGTTTCGATTAAGCGTAACATGCTATTATTCAATCCTTACGTTCAGGCACGATACCGTCGAGCGGTCAACAGTGACATCTTCCTAGGCTGGCCTCCAGGTACGGCTAAGCTTATGAAGCTGTCGGCTTCCAACGTACCTAATGACGAGGGTGGCTACTGGGAGGTCACAGCACAGATCCAGTTTAGATACCCGTATCGCACAACACCGGAAAAAGCTTGGTACGCTCGGATTAGGCACGAAGGTTACTATGAGCGAATCGAGTTGTCTGCACCTGCGGCAGGTACTAAGATCGTTCGAGCGGTTGACGCGAACAAGGAGCCCGTAACAAAACCAATCCTGCTGGATCAAAACGGGAAAAGGATCGCAGCAGCCGATATAGGGCAACCACAGACTGCTCATTGGTTGGAGTTTAAACTTTACGATTCACTTCCTTACACAGCATTGGGGTTACTCTAATGGCTACGTTAACTCAAGTCTTTTTGACGATACCGGACAATTCATTTACGAACCTTGATCTTGCGGCAAATGCCAATATCGATCCATCGAAGATGGCTCAGAGGGTCTTGGCAGAATCGGTTGTTCCGGTCCATTCGTTCCGAGTATGGGACGCAGTCGCAAGCAATCCGGTTTCAGCAGCGGCTAACGATGATTTGGGGCTAGTAACCGGGACATGGGGCACGAACCCAGTCCGGCTAACAGCAGGCGATCTAAAAGCGGCTGGGGCCACTACGCGACGAATCTACTTCTCGGTTCCGATTCCAGCGAACTACGAAGACGGCGAAACGATCCAGATTCGCATTCGGGCTAAGATGGAAACAACCCTGGCCGATGTTTCATGCACGGTTGACCTAGAGGCTTATGTAGGGTCCAGCGGTGCAGTTGGTAGCGATCTAGTGACTACCTCGGCTCAATCAATGAACAGCCTCACGGCGGCTAACTACGATTTCACGCTAAGCGGTTCAGGTGTCAATCCTGGCGACTTGATCGAGTGCCGCATGTCGATCGCTTGCAATGATGCGGCGAGTGCTACAGCGGTGACGCCAGCGGTCTACAAAGTATCTCTACTTTGCGATACCAGGGGCTAAGCGTGGCAGAAACCGAGATCGGTGCATTTACACCGGCAGACGCATTGCGAATCTGGAAGGCTGTCTTGGCTTTCGAGCGAGGGATAACCGTCGATAGCTCCGACGAGCGTCGATTTGTTCCGGCTCCGATCTACTGCAAGAACCGATCAACGACACTTGAGATCCCTGCTTATGGTTGTATGCAGGTAGTCGGGACTGAGGAAATCGGCGATCAGAACTATCTGATTGTCGATAGGCCGTTCGATTACAGCGATTCGGTTATGGGCCCATTTTTATTGAACAGCCCAACGGCCATTGAGACAGAAGGTCTTGGAGTTGCCCAGAATGGGCCAGTATTCCGAGCGATAAAAGATACCGGAACTTTCACGGTCGGCACTAGACTCAATCCTACCGTCGATTCCTTCAAGCTTTCTAAGGGTCCGTTGTTTGTCTACCTCGGAGAGGACGATGTGGACACCGATATTATTAAGGTTGAGCGTTGCGAAACGCCCCTTTTGGCGATCGCAGGCGGGTCTGGAATCGCGGCTAACTCTTCTGGCCAAGTAACTGCCAAGCAACCCGCAAGTGGCAACTGGACAGCAGGGACAATCACTTACACCGCTTGGAATCCTACCGGGGTTGGAATAGCAAGCAATGCTCTTTGCTTGATCTATCCGGTCGATGCCAAGTGGGTTGCATTGGAGCTTTGCTAATGGGTGGACACGGTCGCTGCTGTTGCGCTGAGTGCGAATGCTTGCCGGTCGAAGACTTGCCAGATATATCAATCACAGGCATGACCGGTGGCGTTTGGGTACAAACAGAATGCTGCTGGACTAAGACCTTTACGTTTAACACGACGCAAACGGTGACTACGACCTGCTTGCCGGTCCACTCAAAGAGCGACTACACAGTTATTTGCGAAGCAGATATTTACGCAGTCAAAGCACCCCTGCCGCCGCTCTTTGCAGATGAGTGTCAAGAGTGGCCTTTACCGCTTGAATACTGTTGCTCTAGCGATGCTCCGTATTTGCTTGGAAGCAGGGAGTCTACTTGCAAGGGCACTTGGCAGCAGCGAATGCGAATCAGCTACAAAGCGAAGGATATTGTTGTTAAGGCAAGCCGACAGAATGTCACTTGCGACGGAATAACAGAATGCAAGTTGGTTTTGTACGCCACTTATAATTACGAATACAACTACATTGTGATGACTGAGGAGGATTCGGATACTAGCTACGCGATAACAGCCTCGGAAAATCAATCATGCGTGCAGCAGGGCGATCCATTCCCACCGTGCAGCGAAGAGCTTACAGAGCCATCGGTAAGCTTCGATTGCACGACGCCTTTAGGGACTAATCAGTTTGGTATCAGTTTCACTAGAGTTAAGATTTATGATTCTTGGCCCACAGGTGCGGTGCAATTTACTAATGCCGACATTCTGCCGGAAGGGTGCTCAACTCCAATTTGCAACGATGATGATTTTATTACGCAAGCTTGCATCCAGATCACCGGCGATGAGTGCAAGTTTACTTGCCCGATTGGAACGCTAACAACAGAGCAGATAACTCCCAGAAACATTTGTGATGCTACCTTTACTCAGTATGCGTTCGAGTGCCTTGGCGAGTTTTCAACAGTCACATCTTGCATTGAGCAAGCTGGAGACGATCGAACTTGCACCCCAATAACGAGAGGGAAAATCTACTACCCTCCAGTTGAAAACTTAATTTGCGAAGATGAGCACAAGTGCAACGGCTTCGCTGTCGTATGGGAAGATCCTTACGGCTACAAGTTTTTCGATAATAATCAAGTCCCTTTGGCTGGAGATATTACCGTAGCGGGGTTCTATCCTGCAATCATAATCCCCTGCATAGAGCTCGTATCTCCGCCTCCTGTTGAGTGCACTTGGGAAGATGATCCATGCGGAGGAGATTACGGAAGAAACAACTTTCCGTTTTTCGATTCCTATTTCGACGACATTACCGCCTACTCCTACTCAGCGACTTGTTCTAATACAACTCAATCCCTTTGCATAAATGCTCCATCGTGGACGATAACATTCGCATAAAAACGATTGTGATAAAAGGCGGCAAGCCCTCTGAGTACGCTACCGCGATTTCTCAGAAGCGAGAGGGCATGAGAGAGATCGTAACAAAGGCAAAGGTTAATCCTTGGGTTCCGTTGCACGATGGGACAGTCAAAGACGCAGAGAGCCTACTGAAATGGGAAGCGGTTATTCCGGGTTACGGTTGCAAGTGTCGTAAAGATTACTTGACCTACAAAGCAGAAAACCCGCCAGACTTTAGCAGCGAAGAATCGCTTTGGCTTTGGGGTGTTGCTCTTCACAACTGGGTCAACGCCAAGCTAGGCAAGCCGGAATTAACGATCGACCAAGCAAAAGCAATATGGAGACAACCCGATGGCCAAGCCCAAGACAGCAGCAAGGATCTATCTTGAAGAACTATGCAGCAAGTTTCCAGACGCCCCCAATATCGGATTGGCTAAACGGGCCAAGAAAGAAAGACCGGAATCCTTTGGCAGCATTGAATCTGCTCGGTCCCTAATTCGAGTAATCCGAGGGGCCAACGGCAAAGGCCAAATCAAACACGCTACGCAATCTAGGCCAAAGGGCAAAGCAGGCCAAAAGCCCAAGATGCCGCCATCGCTGGCAGAGGCTTGGGAACCGGTCCAGATCGACGCTAGGCGAGTCGGAATAATTTCCGATGTGCATATCCCCTATCATTCCGAAACAGCGTTTGCCGCAAGCGTAGAGGCTTTGAAGCGGGAAAAGATCGACACGCTTCTGATCAACGGCGACTTCGCGGATTTCTATCAGGTGTCAAGGCACCAACGAGATCCAAGGCATCGACGGTTCAGCGAAGAACTCAAGGCGGTTGTCCAAGGTTTGGAATGGATCAGGTCGGAGTTTCCGAAGATCCCAATCGTCTACAAGCTTGGCAACCATGAAGAACGTTGGCAGGTTTTTATTTGGAATCGAGCACCTGAGATTTACGACTTGCCAGCGGTGCAGATCGATGAGCTAATCCAGGCCAAGCGACTGGGCATCGAGGTTATTGGCGATCAGAGGCCAATCATGTTGGGCGAACTGCCCGTCTTGCATGGGCATGAGTTAGGGCGATCGATCTTTAGTCCAGTCAATCCGGCTAGGGGTGCATTCCTTAGGACGCATCATACAGTTCTAGTTGGACACAGTCACCAGACTAGCGGTCATGCTGATACTGACATGTTCCACAAAGAGACGTTCGTCTGGTCGACTGGTTGCCTTTGCGACCTCACGCCAGAATACGCCAGGGTCAATCGCTGGAACCACGGTTTCTGTTGGGTGGACATCGCAAGCGATGGATCTTTCAGTGTTGCCAATCGTCGGATCACCAAACAGGGACAAGTGCGGGGTGCATGATGCGTTGCCGATTGCGTGGCAAGTATTACCGCCTTCGGTTCGCAAAACTTGCTAGCCCTAAGATCGGTCTTTGCGATTGGGACGCTAGAACGATCACGATTCACCCACGGCTCAAGGGTGAATTGCAATTGGACACGATCATCCATGAGTTACTTCACGCCTGCCAACCGGATCTAGGCGAAGAAGCGATCGATCAGACAGCGACCGATATTGCCAGAGTCTTGACGCGTCTTGGCTATCGCAAGCAATAAAAAAAGCCGGGCAAGCCGGCTCAGGGGGGTGTGCTTACTTAATCTTGATGTTCACTCTTCATTGATGCTAGCCCTCAACGCTCTGCGCCATCCACCGACAAACCCCTTTGCAAACTCTCGTTCTTCTTTTTTGCCTCTTGCGAAAAGAGATGAGCCAACAACGAACAGATGGCACTTTGCGCAGTCCTGCCATGCGGCAAACATTTGCTTACTTTGATCGTTAAAAGTCAGTTCAGCAATATGCTCATCTGTCTTGTTAATCTCGCGTTTTGAACGCACTAAAAAATCACTAGCCATTTGATTTCTCTATTCCGCACCCTTCGCAAATGTCAACCTCCCACTCTTCGAGAGGCTGACTGCATTCCTCACAACCCTCCCTACTTGCAGGAGTCCATCGCATCCTTGAGTGTTTTATGCTCGTAGTACCCCTTGCATGGCCCGTCCCACACTTGCCACTTCGATCCGTTGTTTCGTCCGCATCCGATCGTGTGTTGTTCGCATGTCCAGCTCCCTTCTGCATCGTTGTAGTTCCAGGTTCGTCCTTTGCTGTCTGTTTTGGTTTTCATTTGTCATCGTCTCCGGTTAGTGTTTCGTTCGCGGTCATCGTCAACCGCACAATCACAGTATTGCATCTATCGTCAATTCGTCAACACGAATTTAGACGGAATAGAGCAAAAAGGGCAAGAAAACCCGATTTGCTCAATGAATTTACAGGGGAAAATTTTTTAGGATTTTTGGCGAATCATCGCTTTTTCATCCTTTCGCTTAGCTTGAAATCCAGCCTGTCTTGGTTCATCCGATCCAACAGAGCATTGACAGCCCATGCTGAGAATCCTAGCCCAAGCTTCGCGGCGTGAGTCTGGAACTGAACGTAAAGATCATCCTCAATCTTAATCGAGCGGTTACGCTTAGGCTCTTCGCCGCGTTCGCGGTAGGTCTTAGGTGTTTTCATCTTTCACCTCCCATAGAATGCAACCGGCAGGAGCCACGGTTTCGGTCTCTTTGCGGGTCAACACTCGATCCGCTCCGATACCCTCATCTTTCATCGCTGTTGCAAGCCCCCTGAGCATAACAAGATCATCGAGCGTGATGTCCTCGACGCCCTTTCGACCTAGAAACTCAAGAACCTTCGCTTCGCTGGACCCTGCTTTTTTCCAAAAGTCCATGCACTTCTCTCGCTGCTTCTCCATCGTCAAACCTTTACCGACCGACGCCGCTTTCGCTTCCTCCAGGATGTCGATCCAAAATGCCCTTGGAACCACTTTGAAGATCGCTTCACGCAACGCAATCGAACACGCCGCCCTACCGGTCACCTGAATCATATCATCGTTGTATCGCTTTCCATCGCTCGTCGTGATCCGTCTTTGGACCTGCATCGATGCCGAGATGTTTCGCTCGTAATCGTAGCAGATGCCCTCTGCCGTTACCCATCGATCTTCAACGCTGACAATCCGGGCACCATAAGACAGATTTCCCCATGATGCTGCGACGATCTCAGCCATGCGAACCGATGGCCCCTCGATTGTCTTGTTGCCCCTAGGCAGAACATAAAAACATTCGCCCGCTGTCGTCTCGTCAAGCGTCGCAAGTTCTCTTGTTTGATTCTTGAATGACTTAACCGACCGTGGAAACTTCTTCGCCGTTGCAACCTTCATTTCATGCTCTGATCGCTGTGCGATGATCGCTGTAGATTCTGTGGCGATAACTTCGCCCTCGATGATTTCGTTCATTTACTGCTTTCTCCTAGTTCTAATTCTGATTTTGGTGAGTTGCTTTTGCGATTCCTCGGACCAGTCACCGCTAGTCTTTCGGTTGTACCATTCGGTAGCTAGTTGGCGATACTCTCGCCGACCATCTTCAATTGACTCTTCATCCGGCTCGTAGCAATGAGCCTCAAAAGGTTCCTTTGATCGCACGACGCCAAAAATAAACTTGAAGGGTTTTTCATGTTTGGCTTCCATGATATCCAAATAGAGGGCCGCTTGCCGGTGGTAGCCGTGCGCCCCAGCAGTCCAACTCCACTCCCACATGCTAGGCTCATGCGTTGTTTTTAGGTCAACTATGAGCCCTTCATCGGGCATAACAAAATCCAGCTTGGCTTTGAAGTCAAACCAATCTGGAGCACCTTCCCAAGCAAACTTCCCAACCTGCTCAGACTCGAAAAACTTTTCAGACCTGGATGCCATGATCGCCGCGATCGTCGGATGCGATTGAAACGCCTTGGCGATTTCAAGCGACTCGGAAAACTCATCTTCGAGCAAAACATCCCGATCAGGCTCAATAGCCAGCGATAAAAACCAATCCTTAAACTTGTTGGTATCTCGGCCATAGGGCTTCTTGGTAGTCGGGTTTATTGGCCCTTGGAGAATCGTATACCGCTTGTCAAACCGCTCAGGCTCCAACGCCAGCATGTGCACCGCAGAGCCCAATCGCATCGCGTCTGTTTCTTCGCTTTTCATCGTCGGAGGATCTGCCACGAATCGAGCGTAGAACTCCGATGGCGATCGCTTGATGACCGACAGCGACGAGTTGGACCATGCGTCGATTTAATG